TAAGAGAATAAATACTTTTATCTTTAAAATGTTCAGTTATATTTTTAATTTTAGTATATCTCCCTTTTATAAATTTTTCTGACTGTTTGTCATTTCTTTCTTTATGTCTTAAATTAAGTACAGAAGAATCATTTTCTAATAATATAATATGAGTTTTATAATGTTTTTTTATAAGTTCTAAATTATTTAAACTAAATAATCTATCTCCTTCAAATAAAATATTTCTTTTTTTTAGTAAAATATATTTAATAAAATCTTTATTAACTGCCATACTTAATTTATCAGTTCCACTAAATATATCTTCACTATATATACCCATTACAACTAAATTTAATTTATCAATAAAATGACCTCTTAATAAACCGAATTTAAAATTTCTATATGTATATCTTTTTAAAATTTCTTTAACTAATGTAGTTTTACCAGTAGCTGGTACACCACCTATGGCTATACACTTAACAAGTGAAGTAGTCATTATAATCGTTTTTAAAACAATCGTGTTCGTGGTGCATCATTATAACTTGACCAGTATTACGATAGTGATTTTGTTTAATAGGGTTTATTCCTACATCTTTTGGATTATCTTCAATTCTTAAATATTTAGGCAAACAATCTTTTCTCATTTCCCAAAATAAATCAAACTTATTACCATGTTGAGTTTCAGCATATTTTATTCTATCTCTAAACATATCCATATAAACATTAGGATATCTTCTATCTGGTCTATGCCAAGATTTATAATTACATAATGTGCTTTCAAATGTAAAATAACTTACATCATTATGATTTATTCTTTGTTTAGCTTCTTTAAATAATAATTCAGCTTCTTTAGTTATCCATTTTATAGTTTTTTTGTCATATTTAATTTTAGTTTTCCACCAATCTAAATCATCTCTACCTAAAACTTTGCAAACACCATTTCTATGACTTCTTGAACCACTTATATCTTCAAAATATAAATTATTACAATCAACATTTATTCCTTGTATTCTTAAATATTCAAGATAGCTAAAAGCAGATAATCTACCAAAAGATAAAAAGTTTTTTCTTATATAATCCCAACATATTTCATAATTTTTATATTTATCATTATGTATAGTCAAACTATCAAAAAAATCTTTTTGAGAATTAAATTTATCTACTGATTCTTTATAAGATTTTACACAGTTAGGAAAACCAGTATTTCCTATTTTAAAATATCTTCTATCTAAATCCCAACCACTGCCTACTTTAAATTTTATATATTCTTTATTCCACCAATCATTTAGTTTATCTACATCAAGTTTTTTAACATCAGGAAATTTTTCAAATATTAACCATGTTGTGACTATATTTTGAGTACAACCATTTATATAAGCAATCCATAAATTTTGTTCTATATCTAAATTAAATTTTTTTGATAAATAAGGAAAAGCAAAATAAACTCCTCCAGGGTGACTTTTAAATTTTAAATGATAATCATAGAATCTTAAAAAAACTTCTCTACGATATTCAGGTTTCCTAAAATCCATACCATATTTAAGTTCTTTTATTTCAGTTAGATTATTAATTTCACAGTATCTTGCTAACATAATACAAACCCATCAAGATTATCTTTAATTTCAAATCTTTTTTCAGTTAAATTATGTTTTCCTTTGATAGCTTTTACATATCCTGCATTTTTACCTCTATAAGCAACTTTTTGAATAGAATATCCTACATTTTGATACAACCATTTAGACATAGCTTGAAAATATTCACTAAAATTGTTTAATTGAATAGTATTTAATTCTTTAGAATAATTAGAACCATGAACTTTTATAGAATATGTCATAGATGTATCAGTCCAGCATACTATTTCAGGTTTTGATATGAAAGTAGCTAAAAAATTTGACCATTTACCTCTTTTTAGATGAATTATACTACTATGAGGAAAATCAAGCATTTTTATATCATAAGATTCGTTTTCTAATATAGCTTTATGACCATCTAGTTTAAAAGAACTCCATCTTGAATCTGCTTTTAATTGATTATAACAATCTTCATCAATATCTGATACTTTATGTTTTGAAACATTTAACATATTTTGTAAAAGAGTTGATTGAATACCAACACCAGCAAAATATTCTCTTACACTGTACTCTTTATCTGTTTTTAAATCTTCTAAGAGCCATTTAGTAGCATTACACTTTGCTGAAACTAAATCTTGTCGAGTAGTTATAAAATGTAAGTATGATTGATCGTTTTTTTTTCTTTGAGATTCATCTTTTAAAGGAACATTAATATAAAAATCATACTTATTACAGATTATTGCTTTCTGTTTCATTTAAAATTCTTTCTCTAATTTTTTTAGCTTTTTCAAGTTCTTCTGGTAAAGCTATTTTTTTTGTATTAGTTTTAGCTCTTTTTAATTCATAATCAGCATTACCACAATATATCATCTTCTCCCTATAATAACAAACAACACTTATCCTTTCATAATATCCTTTACGAATAATTTCAGTATTTCCATGAAGTTCGTGAACATCAAATATAGCTAAATCTCCATCTTTTAAATCTAAACCGACACCATATTTTGGTATTACTGTTATCGCTCCATCATACTTACCACTTGCGATTACACCTAAATTTCCGAAACCCTCTTTTAAATCTCCAGCATCATAATGACCAGCAGTTCTAAAATTCTTATTTACTGTGACTGTACTAAATGCAGTATCTTTAATAACAAAATCTTGTGAAGTTTCATCAGCCATTCTTTTTTGTTTTTTATACCTAGCTGGTGCATATTCTTTAAAAAAATCATTTACACATTTAATGTAAGGCAAACATTTTTTATATCCTTGTAAGTTTCTTTGATTATACATAGTGCTTCTACAATATGGTATTCTAGGATAACGATCACTAAAACCCATAAGACCACTATTCACTGTTAAAGCATAAGATGTATTAGACAATTTATTATCTTTTATATTTATTGGCACAAATCTAGTTCCTTGTATTTTACCGATCGTTCTACCACCTATTTTATCTCCGACTTTATATTTTTCAGTAATTAAACCAGAAGCAAGACCTCTATTATTTGATTGAGTTGCGGCTTTCCTAAAAGCTAATCTACAATTATTAAGTATATTAGTTGGTACAGCATTTTTTTTATATACAGCTAAAATATCTCCTTTTTCATTAAAGACTTTAGTATCTTCTGTAATATGATGTTTAATTAAATCTTTAGTAAAAAAAGTTCCTTCTAACTTTTTTACTTCTTGATCAGTAAGTACAGGATTAAGTTTTATCTGCTTCATTTAACACAGCTTTTAAAACAGCATCAGAAATATTATCAATATTATTTTCTTTACTTATTTTATTTACAGCTTCCCTAAATTTATTTTCATTTTCTGAATTAAAAAATAATTGTATCATTTTTACATCAGATAGGGTTTCTTGTGTTAAATCTAAATCTTCTTCTATATTTTCATTTAAACCAATATCAGCATCTTCACTGCTTTTTAAGAATAAAGTATCTAGTTCATCAGTAGTAAAACCCAAACTATCCAAATTATAATCTTTAGATAGTAAATCATTAAATTCTATGTTTAATAATTTAGTATCCCAAGAAGCATCTTGATTTAATCTGTTATCAGCTATTCTATATGCTTTAGCTTGTGTATCTGATAAATCAGCTATCTGTACTGGAACTTTAGTAATACCAAGTTTTTTTGCAGCTTCATATCTTGTATGACCTACAACTATTGTATTTGTTTTATCAACTACTATCGGTTGTTGAAAACCAAACTCTTTTATGCTAGAAGCAACTTTATCAACATTTAAGTTTTTTCTAGGGTTGTTTATATATGGTATTATTTTATCTATTTCTATTTCTTGTATATCCATGGTGGTTTTTTAACAGATAATGAAAAAAAATCAATCTCATAAACCTTTGATAGTTCCACAAAAAAGACACGAATTAACACCACAAGGCAAAAAATATACAAGTGTTGTAATGGTAAATGTAAGGGAATGTGGATTAGATTATATGTTTCACAGGCATTTAATTAACGATTATCAGCATAAAGCAGGTATTACTTTTAGAAAAATATTTGAGGG